GCCAAATTATTTGGCTTCGCCTACCGCAGTTGCTAAGCAGCGACGAACAAGGGGCGTCGTTATGTCCAACATCGAGCTAGCGCTCACAGAAAACGATCAGGCTGTCGGCGAGGCCCTTGTTACGGACCAAGCGGATTTCCAATTCGTCGTCGGCGAAACCCGGCATTCTGTGTTCCTGACGGTGCGGCGGGCCGACATCGCACCGGGCGCTGAATTTATGCGCTCGCATGAGACCCTCAGCGGGATCAGCGCGGTTGGTAGCGGGCCAATGGCGTTCGGCCCTGTCTTCGTCGCCGTGGCCGGCGGCCATAACCTGTTCTTCTCCTGCGCAATGGAGCCAGCAGGGCCGGATCGTTGGACGCTTCGCTATCGGGCGGAGAAGCGAGGCTCTGAGACTTTGCTTTGCGCAGAAGTCAGTGGCGGCAGTTCGATCACCGCACCTGCAAAGGAATGGTTCGTGATCAACGGCGCGGGGGAAGACGGCCGGCGCGTCACTCTCGGCGTTCCGCGCGAGCAGCTCCCTCAAGTCGCCCACCTCTTGCATCAAGGCTGCACCGAGCAGGAGCGCGGCAACATGGCGGCGTGGTTGATCGGGCATGGCCGCTATACGCAGACGTCGGGCCTTGAACAGGAACAAGCGCGGATGATCTGGCCAGCTGAGTCGATCGAGGTGGGGGAGGCGTGGGGTGGCCAGGTGACCGTCGCCTTTGGACTGCCGGACGGAGGCATGGCGACGTTTGGGCTGACGCCACAACTCGCGGAGATTCTGCGTGAGGCCCTCACGCCCGGGCCGCGCGGGCGCAGCAGGACGCCAAGCGGCCCCGCTCACTAGCCGGCCGTGAGGATCCTCGGCCATGCGAGCGGCGCTCGCATCCGCCTCAGCCTTCTGCCAACGCCGCCGCCACGGCCGCAAACTCGGCCACGGGATCCGCTTCCAGCGCCCGCGTCCAGGCCAGGAACTCCGCCGGATCTAGGCGGCGCTCGTAACGCTCGGTCTTGGCGACATAGGACTGGTGGCGGCCCAGCCGCTCGGCCAGCTGGCGCTGGGTCAGCCCAAGGCGATGGCGCAGCGCCACCAGGCGCTGGACGAAGGCGCGATAGCTGGGGGAGGCGAGGGAGGACGGGGCGGGCATGGGGCGCGAGCTGCAAAGGTGAGCCCGCGCAGTACAGGCGTCCGCCTCTGATCCCATGACGGGCTCAGGTTATTCATAGACAGATCATTGAACTGCTCGGCGCGTTTACCTCGCCACCCCGCATTGTTTCAGCGGAGGGCGTGCCCTCAGGGGGCAATATTTCAGTTGTCGAGCAATTAGGTAAACAGACGGCGGCAAGTCATCACCCCTAAGCTGCGCCGAAGGGGAAGGATTAACCTTGCTTGTGCACAATTCCGTCGCGTCCTGCGGAATTTATCCACCGGAATATTGAAGCGACGGGGCTAGACAGCGGGCGGTAAAGACCCCTGAAGTTCCCGCGAGGGCTGCACTGGGGTTGAAGCGCATGGATAGCTTGCATAGGCGGCGCGGCTTGACGATGGCCGAGCGCCGCCTGGCCCGCGACGTCCGGGCACTGATGATGCAATCAGAGCGGCTGGACTATGAAGACCCTCACGCCGAGGCGGCGCATTACCGCTCCGCCCGGCCGATCATCAACGCCGTCGTCGCCGCACGCAGCCGATCGATCGCCGGATTGAGGATCAAGGCCGAGGCGCTCGTGTGGTGTCACGGCGGCGAGTTTCTCCCGCCTTCGGAGGCCCCGGCCGCCGATCGCCTTGTGGGCGCGCTCGTTCGCGATCTGCTGAACCGGCCGGGCCGATAGGGCCGTCTCGAGCTATGAGAACGTATTGCGAACATCGCCGTTTCTGATTTACCACGTCGTCTCATGGATACGGTCGCCATGCGTTTGAACCTGGAATTTCCATCCGCTGCGGACCTGCGTCGCCGGATCGAGGCGCGGCGAGCCGCAGGCTGTGAGCCGGACCGGCTGACCATGTCGCCGGCGCTCTGGGGGAAGCTGCGCGACACGTCGGGCCTGGCGGAGGATGACCGCGCCGGGCGGCGCTTCGCGGGCGTGGCGGTCCAGCTCGACGCCGACTGCCGTGGCGTGGCGATCGACGCTTGAGGCCGCCATGGGTCACCGCAACCCCGACCGCGTCCCGCTGCACTACCGACGATCGAAGTGCGAGACGGTGCAGCAGATGACCCAGCAGCGCTGGGAGGTGCTGTCCCGCTGCCGGGGCTGTCAGCTGGAAATGCGAGTCGACCTGCGGACCATCGCCATCGTCCGCGGCCCCGGCTTCAGCCTCTGGAACCGGCTGAGCAAGTGCCGGCGCACGACCTGCCGCAACAGCATCGTGGAGTTCTGGGCCAAGGCGCCGGGCATGACCGGCTTCGAGCCTCTGGCGACGCCGAACCCGCGCGTTGACGGCCAACTCTGAGCACCCGCTATGTGGCAGGGTCGCTCTGAACGAAGCGCTGAACTGCATGACTATGAAAAGCGGGAGCGCGGCGCTCGCCAGAGAATGAATTGGATGATCTTGCGCCGCGCCATCGACATTAGAGACGGTAGCTAACCGATGCGTATCATCTACCTAGACGAGACGGGGCATTCAGCCAGGGAGTCGGTCGCCGCTGTAGCGGGCATCATGCTCGACCCTGACCGTCAGTGGCGCATCGTTGCCGAGGCGATCAACGCCCTCAAAGCGGAAGTGCCCGCAGAGATAAGGCGCAATTACATATTCCACGCGACGGACCTATTCCAGGGCGGAAAGCATCGGTCGATCTGGCCAAAAGAAGAGCGATGGAGTTTGTTGGAGCGGTTAGTAGCAATACCTCGAATTCTTCAAATACCGCTAGTTCTGGGCTTCGATAGAAAGCCCACCAATTCGGTGGTTCGGCAGGAGAGAGGCGTCACCACTCACGTTATGGCATACGCATATTGTCTGCACGCTTGCGAATATCTAATGGAGCGGCGCGCCGCTCCACACGAGTTTGCGATGATCGTCGCGGAAGACCGGCCGGAGGCGCGGCAGTCTTTAAGAGTCATGCAAGCTCTTCTGAGCCGCGAAGATCTCTTCAGGATGTTCATGCCCGCCGATTTCAGATGGGAGCCTATCGCTCGGATCAAAGCGCCACCCGCCTTCGCTGCCAAGGACGAAGAAGAACTCCTCCAGATTTCGGATGCCTGCGCTTTCGTCTTGCAGCGCTACCTAAATCGCAGCCCTGGGTGGGAGCGATTCGTAAAGGCAATGTTCGGCGGTGAACACCTGTCCGACGAGGCTGCGTTTGTCTTCGAGCAGCCAGCGGGGTTTTTCTCGCTGTGGCAGGTGCCGGACATCTCGGAAGAGATTACGGATCCCCGGTTCGGCCCGATTGGTGGGGCAATCCCGCTGGGCATCGGAGGCAGCCTAGGATTTTCTTTTCGGCGCCGCTTGCCGCGTTAACCTTTCGCCTATCTAGGCGTCGTGGCTGGATTTTATCGGATCAAGGCTGAGGTCGACGGACGCACCTACACAGGGGAGTGGACGCACATGATGGGCGGGCGCATCTGTGTGCGGTGCCAGCCTTACGGCCGCCTGGTCGTCCCGCTCGGCGGCCGGCCGCCGCTCGAGTGGGCCAGGCGCGTCCTGGCGATCATAGTGCGGAGCTACCACAAGCGCCAGGCTGACGAGCGGGCGCGGCAGGCGCGGGAAGCTGCCCGGCTGGGCCGCCGCGCGCGCGCCAGGACACCGTTATGAGCGCCCGCACCTTGAGCGCCCGCGAGGTTCTCGATCGCCTCGGCGCGCATCTGAGCGACTTCCGCGACGAGGTCGGCGCCCGCGAGGACGGCGAGCCCGCGGATGAGCTGGCGCACTTCTACCTCTGCGAGGTATGCCAGCAGCCGGTCGACAAGCGCGACCTGGCCGCCGTGTTCCACCACGAAGAGCCCGGCCACGCCCCGCTGCCGGCCGAAGACGCCGAGCGGCTGCTGCGCATCGCCGACCAGCTGCGGCGCGCACTGGAGCCCTGAAACGCAGAAAAGCCCGCCGCCCGGTGAGGGGCGACGGGCTCGGCTCTAGTGGCGCGAAGGGGTGGGACGCGCCAGAGCGGGAACCTAGGGCGACTCGCCTCAGCGGCAAGCGGCTCACTTACAGAGCGCGTCGCGCCCCTTCTCGGCGCGGACGACCGCCCGGTTGCCGACGCGGATTGTCTCGGATGTCCAGTTGAGCCACCGATCAGTGGCGGCCTTCTGCGCCGGCGTGATCGCCTGCATGATCGAGGCGACAGACGGCGGCGGCCTTAACCGCTCGACCGGCGTGCACAGGCTCGGGTCGACGTCGGCCGGAGGCCGGTCAGCCGCCGCCGGGGACCTCGGCGGGCCAGACGGCGTCGCGCAGCTCGCGAGGATTGTAGAGATCAGGAATAGCGCAGCCTGCCGGATCACGTTCGGGCTCCTTTGCGATGAGGGTTTCGATTGCCGCGGCCGACCGGCGCGCCTCGGCGAGGTCTTGCCGGCACGCCCGCTCGACCTCCTGGACGGCCAGCCGCGAGCTGCTCCGCTGCTTGAAGTAGGCGACTTTCCATTCGCCGGCGTTCCTCCACCAATCGCCGGCGGTGAGCTTCCAGCCGCGGGCGGCGCGCTCCCATTCGATGGCTCGGTCTTCCATCGCCGCGAGCTGGGTCTTCAGGCGCTCGGCCTGAGCGTTCGCCCCCACGATCGGCGCGCAGCGGTCGACCGACGCGCCGATCGCCGCGGTGACGGCGAGCCCGATCAGGATGCCCCGCACGCTCATCGCAGCATCTCCGGGCGCAGCGGCGTAGCCGCCAGCCCGGCCTCGCATTGCGCCCGCTCGCGCTTGCGCCGCTCGATCAGGCCGGCGATCGGCCGCGGGCGGCCCAGCGCGTCTTTCACGTGGCGGCTATAGATGTATTTGCTGATCGCCGCGCAGGCGCCCGGCAGGTCCCCGGCGAGCGCCAGGCGCGACATGGACGAGGCGCAGAAGCCCGCCGAGCCGATGTTGTAGCCGATGCGCTGGAAGGCCCCGCGAGTGTCAGCAGGCAGGGTCCCCGGCAGGCAACGCGCCACCTCAAGGCTGATCTTGAGATAGGCCTGCGCGGTGAGCGCCTTGCACTCTTCCGGGCTATAGACCTTGTCGGCGACGACGCCCGGCCCGGTCACGCCGCCGCACGCCGTGGCGACTTTGGCGATGTCGAAATACTTCCGATCGACATAGCCCTCGTCGATCATCAGCGAGTCGATCGTCACCGTCATCGCGCCGAACACGCCGACGAGCGCCGTCGCGACCAGCGCGCCGGCCTTTGCATTCACTTTTGCCATGGGGTTACCCGTTCGCGGCCATGATCCGCGCCCAGACATGGACGAAGAATTCGCCCACCGGCGGACCGAAGATTTGCAGGACGAGGACGACGCCGCTGAACGCCGGCAGGACGACGCCGAAGAGCACCGTGAGGGTCTTCTTGACCGACCACGAGCCGACCGCGGCCTTGACCTTTTCGAGGCCCTGCACCTCGCCGTTCTCGCCGACGCTGAGGGTCACGCCCAGGCGCTTGTTCACCGCTGTGATCCGGCCGCCGTCGATCAGCTGCTGCGCCCGCACATCGCCGATATCGCCGGCGAATTTTTCGTTGAAGGCGCCTTGTTCCGTGCGGAAATCATCGACGCAGGTGTGCACCTGGTTGATGCCCCTCACGGCGGCGACCATCAGCTCCCGATCGGTCAGGCCTTCCGGGTCGATTGGATCGAACTTCATGGTCTCAGGCTCCCCCGAATACGCAGGCGAGCGTCCTTCCGGCGCGCTCATGGGTTGGTCCTCGCTCTGGCGGTTGCAGCCCCCGCTGCATCCCCGGTGACGATGGTGGCGACTGGAATGCGAGCGGCGCTCGCACGGTTGGGCGACAAGCGGCACGCGAGTGCGCTCATTCGGTCTCTCAGTGCTGTGGGTGGTTGCAGCCCCCGCTGCGTCCCCGATCGTCAGGCTCGCGCGTCAGTGGCGCGTTGGCGTGGTTCGTGCTTAGGCTGAGCTATGAGCCTCAGATGGATCAGCGCGGGAACGGCCGCACTTGCTGCTAGCGGCTATCTCGTGTGGCTCGCCGCTCCGCATCTTCCACCTAAGACTTGGCCGATCTGCGCCGCTTGCGCCTGCGCTGTCTTGTCGGGTCAGGCTATTCGCCCGAAACTGTCGCTTGGTACGCAGATGAAGCGCCTCATCGTCGCTCTTGCCTTCCAGGCTCCGTTAGTAGCGTTTTTCATCGGCTCTGGGCTCGCTGTATGCCGCTTTGCCGCTGCTGGCGCCTTGGACTGGCCAATGATCGGTCTCGGCCTCGCGGGCGTCGCCGGACTGCTCGCGAGCGTGGTGCAGCTTGAGCCGCATCCCGACATTGACCCACTTTCCTGAGCGCCGATGAAGAACGAAGTCCTCGCGCTGATGCGCAACCTCCGCGAATCTCCGGGCGCGAAAGAGGCGGCCATTCGCGTCGAGCAGCAGCTCGCCGAGAGAGACCCTGAAGTTCGCGCCTTCGTCGAAACCTTCCACTTCGACGCCGACAGGGGCGCCGCCCTCGCCCGTTTCCTCGCCACGCCCTTCCCAGGCGAAGTTCTCGCGGCGATCCGCCGTCGCTTTGGAGGCCGGAAAGACCTGCGCATTTGTGAGGTCGGCGCCGGGGACGGGTTTCTAGCTGTGGCGTTGGTGCGTGCTGGCTACGCGCTCGACATCCTTGAGCCGTCTGCGGAACTGATCACGGGAACCGGCTACCTGCGCACCCTCCCCGAAGCCACGTCGATTACCATCCACAACGATCTAGACGCCTGGTACGCGGACGCTGAAACCTACGATCTCATCCTGACCAACGCCTGCATCCACCACTTCCACAATCCGCAAGTCGTGGCCTCGCAGATCCGCATGAAGACCTCGGAAAACGGCCTCTGGCTCGCCTTCACGGAATACTGCGCCTACGACGTCGAGGACACGCTGAGTCAGCTCAACCAGCACCGCCATGCCGTGCTCTATGGTCTGTACGAGTGGCCCTACAGCCCCGCCCTCTACGCCGCGATGCTGGAGGCCGCCGGCTTCCGGCGAGGTGAGATCGTTCCCGCGCTCCCGACCATCCTGCGCCCCGTGTGGTCGCTCATCGCCGCGCTTCGAGTAAGCTGGTTCGCGCACGGCGTGTGCTCAGCGATCGCTCGCCGCGTCGCCCGCCGCCAGATCAGGTTGATTGATCCGCTCTACATGGCGTTCCGCGCCGCGCCGCTACGCTGGCCGCTCGTCGAGCGGGGCTACTTGGAACTGGAGCCTAGTTCATGCCGTAGAGACTAACGACGGTGCCGGCGACGAAGTTTCCCGACGTGAGAATGACGTCCACCCGATTGATGGCGGCCGGGGTCGCCGGAAACCAAAAGCCTGCATATTGGAAGGTGAACATCCCAACGTTGGTCGCGGCGATGCGCAAGGCCGAGTGAATGAGGATTGTCTTGTTGAAGGTCGTGCCGCGATAATCGAGGATCACGGCGTCGGTCGTATTGGCCTCGTTCGCCGGAGCCGTGCTGCCAGGCAGTGACCCCATTTCGATCGACGTCGTTGGAAGCGGAGAAATGCTCGCCACCGCAGACGTATTGTTGCCGTAGAGGCGCTGCCAAGAATAGTTGTTTCCGCTGTCGTTATTGAAGCGGATGAAGATGCTGGAGTTGCTAGCCGCTACGGTCGACGCTCCCGACACCCTCACCCTAAGATGCCGAAACGTGTTGACGATGGACGTGAACGACACCGTTCCCGTTCCACTCGGCGTCACCTCGGAAATCAGGAATTCCGCTCCGGCCCCAGACCCACCGCCGCCCCCAGCACCCACATTGGTGATGGTGATATTTCCGCCGGTTCCACTGGCGTTGGTCAGGGAAATGCCGGTGCCGGCCACCAGCGTGCGCGCCGCGTAGGTGCTCGATCCAGTCTGCACAACGATGCCAGTCGAGCCCGTGAGGTCGGGAGTTCCTGTGCTTGAGAACTGCGCGAACGTCAGCGATGTCGAGCCAACAGTGATCGTCGCGTTGGTAGAGCAGACCCACTGCGTATCAGCGAGCGTCGTCCCCTCTGAGACGTAGCAGGCGGCGTTGACTAGCTCCGTCCCGGTGTCCACGTCGGTCGCGCGGGTCCAAGAGCCCGACGCGCAAACGTAAATCCCGTTCTGGCTTCCGGTGCTCTGGTTCTTGACCAGCACCCGGTCGCCGGCAATCACCGACACGCCGTCGATCGTCTGAGCGCCGGAAAGGGTGATATTCGCCGTCGTCGCGGCGCGGACCGCCTTCTTCCACGAGAGGCCCGCGAGCAGGTTGTCAACGTAGGATTTGACCGCCGCCTGCGTGGCGATCTTGTTATTCGAATTGGCCGCGAGGGTGGCGTCGGTATCCGTCCCCAGCGTGACGGTGACATGCCCCGCGCCGTCCGTCGTCGCATCGAGCGCCGCGCCGACAAAATCAATGGAGGTAGTCGCCGCTTCGACGGCGGCCCCCTCGTTCTTGGTGGCGATCGAGCCGCCACCAGTTAGGGTTTCATCGACGGCGTAGGCGATCGACCATTCACTACTGGCGTGAGGCCCGTTGGTCGCCGCCGAGGCCGCCGTGTAGAAGAGAAACAGTCGGCTTCCAGCTTGAACGACGCCCCCGCGAGCCGCGCCGCCTGCGTCATAGGTCGCGGCAACCCCAGCCAAAACCGGGTTGCCGGAGAACTTCGTCCAGCCGAGCGGGAAGTCTTCATCCGAGGTGAAGACGATCCCCATCTTCTGCTCGTGGAAGCTGTTCTCGGCGTAGTACAGGCCGTACCAAGTATCTTGGACCCGATAGACGCTGATGTCGCCGATGTTGCTGGCATCCCAGGCCAACGCGGTCGTCGACACCAACGGCGAGTTCACATCGTCGACGCTCCAGGTGAGCAGGTCCGTCGAGGTCGCATAGCCGATCCCCCCGGAGAGCCCGGAGTGGAAGAACATGTAATAGACGGCGCCGCGCTTGACGACGCAGGGCCGAGCCGGTTCGGCCGAGCGCCACGTGGCGGCCAGTTTCGTGACCACGGAGCCATGGCGGGTCCACGTCGCGAAATCGGTGGAGGTCGCGAGACAGATCGACTGCGTGCCCGAACCATAGGTCGCCGTGCGGCCAACGTAGAACAGGTAATACGTCCCATCGTCGTAGTAGACGAATGGCTGCCCGACGCCGTTCTCGTCCGGATCGCCGCCGACGCTGGTCCTCTGGAAGAACGGGTTTGAGCCGTACTCGGCCCACGTCTCAAGATCGTCGCTGGTGGCGTAGCCGATGGCGTTGACGCTCGGCGAGCCCGCCGCCCCCGTATAGCCGTCGAACAGCAGCCGATACTTGCCGAGCGTCGGATCCCAGAAGACCGTCGGAACCTCGACGAGCGACTGCTTCCAGGAGCCGCCGCCGCCGCGCTGAATCAACTGGCCCTTGCGGACGAAGTTATAGCCGTGCGCGAGGTCGGGGCCGAGGAAGTCCCGGCGCGGCATTCCCGACAGCACCAATTCCCAGCGATTCGGACCGGACTTGCGAAGGCGCAGGCTGGTGTTCTCACTCGTGATCGCCGCCGGTTGCCCAACTGGAACCAGAAGGGTGACGCCAGGGCGAGCGACGAACTCCACCAACCCCGCGCCGGTGCAGCGCCAGAAGTCGATGACGGTCCGGACGGCGATGTCGTCATCCGTGTCTGCCGGGATTTCGAAGATCGTGCCGTCCGGGTTTGTGGCGCGTTGCTCGGAACCCGTGTCGGCCAGCTTCAGCCGGATGGTGGAGGCCGCCATTTACGCCACCTCCACGATGCGCGTCGGCCCAGGCGGGCCGTACTCGTAAGCACCGCCGTCGATGTTCACGCGGAGCGTCTGCAACGGCGACCTGGCGCGCTCCTGGTCGAACAGAGTGTTGATCAGGCTCTGCCAGCGCGACAGGGGCTTGGCGTTGGGGTTCGGGCGCCACACTTCCGGCGGGAGGGGGACCAGCAGGAACATGAAGTCGGTCATGTAGACCAGCTGGCCGGGGACCTCGTCCCCGCTCTCGATCCACCATTTGAGCTCGACGTCCGACGTCCCCCGCGGGGTGGCGCCCGGCGTCGGGTTGGTCAGGGTGAAGAAATCCGGGTCGGCGGAGACGATGTTGTCCCAGGTCAGCCGAGTGGGGGTCGTCGTGATGTTGAAGACCTTGTCGGGCAGGTCGTCCAGCGGCAGGCCGTCGATCGTCGACCGAAAGCCCATGTGCAGCTGCTGGGTCCCGGTGTTCACCGCCAGCCAGTTGGAGAACGAATAGACCGGGTCCTGGTAGACGACGTCGACCACCTCGATCTTGTCGCCCGAGGTTGAGGCGTCGATCGTGATGGCCTGGCCGGAGACGCCGAATGCGGTGAACGGGTCGACCTTCACCGAGCCGCCCAGCATCAGGTAGCGCGGCGGTCCCCAGAGGTTCAGCGGGATGGTCCAGAGCTGCGCCTGGAAGCCGGCGCGGGCCATGTCGTCGCTGGTGATCGAGAACCAATCGGACGGAATGTATTCGCGGCCCGGCACGCCCAGCGGGATCAGCCGGGCCTCCAGGTCCTGGGCCGGGCCGACGCCGTTGGTGATGTCGAGCGAGCCCGCGTTGACGTCGTCGGTCACGGTGACGGCGACCGTCAGCGAGCCCACCTCGCGCACCTCGGCGCGGATGCGGATGATGCCCAGGTCCACCGGCGTGTCCCAGGTGGCGCGGATGCCGGGGATCAGGTTGCCGCCCGCGCCGACCTTCGGCCAGGCGAAGATATCGACATCGTCTAGCTCGACCGGGCCGACCGAACCGGCTTCGTCCACCGGGGCCTCCCCGGGCGTGCCCTCGTCCGTCGCCGGGTTCCAGGCGTAGCAGTCGGCGGAGATCTCCTGCAGGCCGACCACGGTGCGGTAGCTCTGCTGCACTGCCGCGGCGCTCAGCTGGAACACCACGCGCCCGCCGTTGAAGTAGCGCTGCGAGGTCCAGCCGATCCAGTCGCCGTCCTCCAGGTCGGCGTAGGGCGGGGTCAGCACGATCCCGCCGCGGCCCTCGCGACGGCCCTTGCGGCGGCGGATTTCGCCGATGCGCTGGGCCTGGCTCTGCGACGTCACCAGGTCGTAGGAGGGGTCGGCGACCTTCGGCCCGCCATCATCAATGACGTCTTCGGTCGAGCGGCGGATGGGGCAGCCGTGGCTGCGCCACACCTGCGTCGGCTCCACGTAGCGCGGGGCGACGATGTTGATCCGGTCGTTGTCCGACAGGAACGGCTCGTAGGTGACCGCCTCGCCCACCACTAGGTCGCGGTCGGTGATCTCGGCGACGACGCTTTGCGCCGCGCCCGGCAGCACCTCGACGCCGCCGTTGCGCTTGACGATGTCGCCGCCCATCGCGTCAGCGAACTTCTGCTTGACGTCGATGAAGCTCTCGTTGGCGAAGATCACCCCGCCGCAGCGGTAGCGCTTCTCGGTCCCGCCGGCCTTCAGCGCCACGTCTTCGTCGCAGACGTTGGCGCGGGCCGCGACCCGCTCCGGCGGGGCTTCCTCGGCGGTCAGGCCGCGGCCGATCAGCAGCCGGTTCGGCTCGCCGACGTCGTCCAGGGCGTAGACGCCGCGGTCGTAATTGTAATCGCAGATCGCCGCGTTCTCGCTCCACTCCCAGGTGGAGGGGTCGTCCCAGCGGTGCGCGCCGGACCCGCCGGAGATGGTGGAATCCTTGCGCGGATCATAGCACTTCTTGCCGCGCACGACGGGCTTGAAGCTCGGCCGGCCCTGCGGCCAGACAGGCGTCGCCGCGTTCGGCGCATCGGCCTTGTAGGCGGCGATGAACACCGCCATCGACCGGCAGACGTCCACGGCTTCCCAAGGCAGGCCGTAGAGCCGCCCGGCCGAGGTCGAGAGCAGGTAGGCGTTCGCCAGCTGGTCGGCCGCGCCGTCCATCCAGTAGATCTCGAGTTGGCCGTTGAAGCCGGTCTGCGCCCCGTCCGCGGCGTAGGCGTAGAAGGTGTCCCCGATGAAGAAGCCTTCCAAGGCGTCGCACTGGTGGTCCGCCACCTTGATGACGATGACTTCCCAGTCGGTCTTGTTCGTCCCGCCGTGGTTGTAGGCGTCCAGCAGGGTCCCGCCCGTGGCCGAGCGGCCGAAGATCGCCTCGCGCGGCCCCTCGCCCAGGCTGAGCTGCATGATGCTGGCCTGGCGTTCCTGGCCGCTGGACTTCGGCCCCTTGGGGCCGATCACCTTGCTGACCACGGCGTTGATGCCGACCATCAGCAGGGTGTTGATCACGAAGGTGGCGACGGTCGCGGCCGTGCCCACCAGGCCGAGCGCGCCGACGATAAAGGCGCTGACCGGGTCGGCGTTCGCCCACGACGGGGTGAGCGCCCAGGCGAGCGCCAGGAAGAGCCAGAGAGGGGCGCGCATTTTAGACGTCCACGCTCCAGGCGGCCTTCACCGCCACCCGCGGCAGGCGCACCAGGCCCGCGGGGCCGGGGCCGGCGACCAGTTGGCCCTCGATCACCACCAAGCTGGGCCGGCCGCCGATGTTCTCGACCAGGCCGATGTCGCCGCGGTGCGCCATGGCCGGCGCGATGCGGCGCAGCACCAGGTCCGTCGCCGCTTCCAGGCCGCCGACACGCCCCAGGGCGCGGATAGCGCCACGCTCGCTGGTCCAGCCGGGCAGGTCGCGCAGCACCGATCGGCCGGTCTGCACGAACACCGCGCCGGCCGCCAGGTGGACGCAGCTGTTGCCGTCCTCGTGTGCGCGACGCCGATGGGTGTTCTTGCCCCATGCGAACGGCGCTCGCATCCGCGCCTCCAGGAAGGCGATCAGGGCCTCATGGTCGCGCATCAGAACGGGACCCCGTTGTGGAATTGGATCGGGTCGAACGGCTGCGCCGTCGTCGGCAGCGTCTGGGCGACTCTGGCCGGCGGCTTGCCGCCCCACGCCAGGGTCAGCTCGCCGGCCTGGGTCACGCGCGACAGTGAGCCGTCGTCGCCGTCGATCATTCGCTGGTCCGCGTCGGCGGTGGACCGCCCGGTCTTGCGGCCCAGGCCTCGCGCCGCGGTCTCGATCGCCACGGTGATGGTCGCCTCGCCGCCCGGCGTGTCGCGCCAGCCCAGCTTATCGACCCGGCCACGTTCGAACACCTGGGCGTCCAGCATGACCTCGCCGGACTCGTCGAAGCCGAGCCGCCAGATGGTCGCCCGTGCGTTGCGGACGAACACCGTCGTGGAGAGGTCGGCGGTGTTGGGATCGACGCCGGACAGCGCCAGCTCAATGCCGTCTTCCGTGCCGCCCATCTGAGAGCCGGTGACGGTCACCAGGCCGGCGTCGCCGATGCCCTGATAGTCCTCGCCCTCCAGCTCCAGCGGGCCGACGCCGCCCCAGACGCGGAACGGGTCCGTGGCGGCCAGCTTGACCGCGCCGTGGCTGGTGACGCTGCCCGCCGCGAGCGCCGCCTTGAAGAGTTCGGAGAAGGTTTTCACGCTCGGAAGTCCTGCAGGGCGACGATCCGCGCGCCGGCCACGCGCCGCCGGTCCATGGCCGTGACCTGGGTGTCCTGCATCAGGCGCATGACGCAGCGCGGCTCGTAGAGGTGGGCTGTGGCGTCTTCCGGCACGAGCCCGCCGATCACGCCGGGAACGATGGCGATGTCGCTGATCACGCCGGAGCCGTTGGCGGTGGCGGGCTCCAGGAAGCGCACCATGTGGCGGCGCTCGACCCCCAGCGTCTCCCAGCGAAACCCGCAATAGTCGCCCTGGCTGATCGGCAGCCCGGCCGGCAGGCCGGCGAGGCTGAGCATCGGCAGGCCATCGCCGCTGATCGCGGTCGACCAGCTGTCGCAGTCCCCGTCCCAGCTCAGCGCGGCGAAGCCGGCGGGATAGAGCTTCGATCCGCTCGGCCGCGCGTAGTCGTAGCCCAGGAAACTGCGGCCAGCTTCCGACAGCGAGGCGAGGAAGGCGCGCCATTCGTCGGACAGGTCGGCGGACATGCCCTTCCCAAGCGTCCACTCCGCCTTCCAGCGCTTGACGCCGAAGTTGACGCTGTAGAGCGCCCCGCCGGTCTCGGCGGTGCGCAGGTTGACCTGGAAAGGCTCGAAGATCTGCTGCGCCGGTCCCGCCGCCGGCATGGTCCGCGGGAAGGTCAGCGCGGTCATTGGTTCACCACGATGCGGCGGCGCGAGATGCCTTCGTTGACGGTATTGAGGATCTTGCTCGGCAGGCCGCGCTCGTAGTCGGCCAGTTGCATCCGCAGCTCGTCGATCTCGCGCGGCCCGGCGCCGTTCGCCTCGATCGTGGTGTGCACCCCGCCGAGGTTGACGACGGTCCCGCCGCCGTCGTTCGCCGCGGCCGTTAGGATCTTGCGCGTCTGGGCGGCGTTGTGGATCCGCGCCCCACGCGGGATGTCCAGCAGCTCGGGACCTTCCTCGCCGACGACCGTCCGGCCGCCCGGCGAGAAGTCCGTCCCCGAGGCGGCGAACATCACGCCGGAGCCCGAGCCCGCGCCGCCGAAGTCCGCCGCGACGCCGGCCGAGCTTCCGCCGCCGCCAAACAGTGCGCCGGTCGCCGCGCCGATGATCTGGCCGAGCCAGCCGCCGCCACCGCCGCCGCCCGCGCCTCGGCTCAACAGGTCCGCGAACGTGCGCATGAAGCCGCCCGACGTGTTCTGCTGGAACACCTGGTCCAGGCCGTCCACGAGCCGGTCGCCGCTGTCGCCAAGCTGCAGCACCGAACGGCGGAACTCGTCCGCGCCGAAGTCGACAAGACCGAACGTCCCATCGGGCCGCGCGCCGTCGCCGAACAGCGGGCCGCGATCGCCGTTGTCGTTGGCCGCGCCCGATCGACCGCCGCCGATGATCTGGCCGAGGAAGCCGCCCCAACCCGCGCCGGTCGGCAGCTCGCTCCCGAAAAACAGGTTCTTCAGCGGGTTGGCGAGGCTGAGCTTGACCATCTCGGCGAACACCATCTGCAGCACCGATTTGCCGATGTCGCCCCAGTCGTCCCAGGCCTGCGGATCCAGCACGGTATCGATGATGTTTTCGCCGAGGCCGCGGAATTCCTCCCACTCGGCGTTGCTGCGCTGCAGCTGCGCAATGAGCGCATCCATCGCATCGCCCTGGGCGAGGATCGCCTGGACCTCCTGGTCCGCCAGGTCGAGCCCCTGGGCCTTCAGCTCCTGCTCACGCTGCAGGTGCGACAGGATCCGCGCGCGGGCGGCTTCGCCCTGGCCGATCAGTCCCAGCTCGGCGCGGGCCATCTGCGCCTGGTCGGCATACCGTTGGCGCGATTGCTCCAGGTAGGTCGCCTGCCGGGTGGCCCGCTGCTGGTCCACCTCCTGCAGCGCCTTGGCCTCCAGCTCGGCCTTGGCTTTCCGGCCGGAGTCATCGTCGCCGGCTGCGCGATAGTCGGCGCTCTGCCGGACCTTCAGCAGCGCCGCCTGGCGCTCGTATTCGCCGGTCAGGTCGCCCGCGTACTGCGCCTCGAGTTTCAGGGCGGTGATCCGGTCGTCCGCGGCCGAGGCCTGCGACAGGAGATTGGCCACCGCCTGCGCCGCGCCGAGCGCCGTCAGCGCGGCGCGCTGCTTTTCAAGCACCGCGATGAGCTTTTCGCGGGCCACGCCTTCCGTCCCGACCGCCTCGGCCAGCGCCAGCTGCATCTGCAGCTCGCGCTGCGCGTCCTCCGGCCGGACCTTGCCTTCGGCGACCAACGCATTGACGGCGCGCTGGGCATCGGCCTTCAGCTGCAGGCCGCTGGCTTCCTTGGCCGCATTGGCCACCTGTTCGGCCGCCTGCAGCGCGATTTCGCGGCGCGCCTGGGCGTCGGCGTCGATCCCCTTGCGGGTGGCATCGGTGAGCGCCTTGCGCCGCGCCTCGGCCAGGCGCCCGGCGGACTCGCTCTGCATGTAGGCGTCGGCGACCGCGAGCGCCGCTCGCGCGCTGACCTCCTGCGAGGCCGCCTGGCGGGCGAGGCTCTCAGAGTGCTTGTCCGTGTGCTGCGCGCGCTCGCGCAGTTGCTTGATCTGCGCATCGCCCTGGATCAGGGCATCCCGCGCCTGGGCGCGCGAAACCCCCGCGTCGGCCAAGCGGCGGTCGCCGTTGACTGGGTCGGCCAGCGCGCTCCGCAACTGCGACTGCCGGTCCTGAATCGCCTTGATCTGCGACGTACTCGGGCTCAGCCCATCGAATGCGCCCTTGAGCTGCTGACTCTGTGTCGCGCGCGCCTGCTGCGCCGTGCGCGCGGCGTCGTTGCGGATCTGCTGCTGCAGCTCCGCCTCTTCCTTCTGGTATTTCGCGAACAGCGGGTTGGCCGACGCGGTGCCCTGGGCGCGCAGCTGCGCCAGGCGGGTCTGCACCTGGGTTAGCCGCTGGACGGTGTCGCCGGACGGGACCTGCAGCAGCCTGGCGATGAAACCGGCGATCGAGCTGCCGGCGTCGCGGAAGCCGTCGGCGATATCGTGGCCGAGCTTGGCGAATGGACCCAGACGCAGGCTGGCGTCGCCAACCGTCACATCCAGTTGTTTCAAGATCGCATCGACGGCCGCGGCGCGGTCGCCGTGCGCGTCCATCGCCTTGATGCTTTCGAGCTGCGAGGCGGTCAGGAACCGCAGCTTTTCATTCAGCTGGTCTGCGCCGCGCGTCGGGTTCGCCAGAGCGCCGGCCAGGAGATCGGTGGCGGTTTTCAGGTCGACGCCCAGCGCGATCGACAACTTCTTCGCCAAGTCCGTCGCGGGCTCCAGCTGATTGCTGCTCACTCGCCCGACCGTCGCCATGGCGGTGGCGATGTCGCGCGCCGCGGCGACGCTGACGTCGCTCGCGCGAGCCTGAGCCTCGGCCACTGCCTGGATGCGCTGGGCCGAGACGTCGGCCGCCGCGCCGGAATAGCGGAGCTGGTTCGCGAGTTTGCCCTGGGCCGTGGCGTAGCGATCGGCGATCACGAAACCCGCTGTCGCCGCCGCCGTCAGCGCGCCGACGCCAGTGGCGGCCAGAGGGATCATCCGGGCCAGGCCGCCCGCCTGGGCGCCCATTTCCTTGAATGCGGCCCCGACGCCGACGCCCTCCAGCTTCATCATCTGGAGCCGGTCGGCGATCTGAGGACCCTGCTGCAGCAGGATCATGAACGGGTTCATGCCGGAAAGGCCGGTTACCGCGATGTCCGCCGTCTGCCGGGTAAGGTCCAGCGCCGCCAGGCTGAGCATCTTGGACGAGCCTGCGCCGCGCATCTGGGCGGCATGAAGCGCGTTGGTGCGCGCGGTCAGAACCTCTTTGGCCCTGGCCAGCTCGCCGTCCGAGATCGCGCCGCGTGCAGCCAGGCCCTGGGCCTCACGCAGCTCTTGGTTCACACGCTCGATCGCCGCGCCGAGCGGGTCGATCTGCGCCTTGAGCGCGGCGGCGGCGCGCGCGTCCTCTATGAAGGCCTGTTCCATCGCCCGCGCCGAGGCCTCGGCCGACAGCTCGGCCCGGTCCAGGCCGGTGATCGCGGCGATGCGGGCCTGAATAGCTGACGTGCCGGCGGCCGGCGTGGCGAAGGCGGCTTCCGCGCGCTGGGCCGAGGCCGCAGCCTCGTCATACTGGCGGGCGGCCAACTCGACCGCGGCGGCGTGCTGCTGGACGCTGATCGCGCCTCGCTGCAGCAGCCCGCCGGCCACGTCGGTCGCCTCTGCGAAGCGGGCCTGGGCGGCGGTCAGCGGATTGATGGCGGCCAGCAGCGCCTGGACCTGGCGCTCCTCCGTGGCCAGCGCTTCGGCGAAGGCCGCCGCCGAGGCGCGGACCGACTTGCCGCTGTCGCCGGTTACGCCCGTCAAGTCATTGATGCGCTGGGCGACGGGCGAGGGCTGATATTGCGCCGCTTCGCGGGCTTTCAGCCGCGCGCGCTCGATCGCGGCGTCAGCCTGGTTGGCGGCCCGCTCGGCGGCGGCTGAACTGCGGCGATAGTTGGCCTCGGCGGAGTCGGCGATCTCCCGCTGGGCGGAGATCACCTGCTCCTTGCCCTCGACGCCGATGCGATAGGCGAGGTTACGCGTCACCATCGCAGTCCTCCGGTCGGTAGTGGGCCACTACGAGCGGCTCGATTTCGGGGAGCGTTTCGGCCAGCAGCGGGCTGGCGGCGCCGAGCACCTGGGCGAAGGTCAGGACCGCGCCGAAGTCGAGGGCGTAGACCCCGTTCATGGCCACGCGGACCTGGCGTTCGCAGTCCTGGATTACGCCCCAGGCGGCGTCGCCTTCCGGCGTGCGGGGCGCGTGGACGTCGTAGGGGCAGTCTTCGCAGGCTTCGTCACAGTTCGCGCAGTAGGCCTTGCCCGAGTCCGCCCCGCCGAAGTGCCAGCGGGCGAGGCGGACAATCCGTTTTTTTCCGCTTCCCGCAGCACGTACGGCAGCACGTAGGCTGTGTCGGCGGCCTCGAAGAGTCCGACGTCGGCCAGGAAAACCTGGACGTTGTCCGCGCTGAACGGCAGCGCCTTGCCGTCCGGGCCGGCGATGCCCGACCAGCCGGCCAGGCCGAGGCCGATCAGCTGCGCGGAATAGGCGTCGCCCGCGGCTTCCTTGGCCTCGGGATCATCGGCAAGCACGAGCTGAGCAGCCTTGCGGGCGGCGCGCACGGCGGCGCGGGTGATCGGATGAAACTCGACGGTGACGCCGGGCAGGATTTCGAGCTGGCTAAGAGCCGGCGATGCGACTTGGTACATGGCGTTCCTTCTGGAAACGGCGAAAGGCCCATGCGAGCGGCGCTCGCATGGGCTGATCGGTTGCGGTCTATGGGGCGGGGTCAGGCGTAGCTGGCGACGTCGTTGACCAGGGTGTAGGTCGCCGACTTGAGCAGCGTCGGGTGGCGCTCGATCATCGCGTTGTAGCTGGCCTGAATGCCCTTCGGCCCGCTGATCGGCAGCTTGGACTTCGGCAGGATCACGCGGTGATAGACGCCGGTGAGCTTTTTCACCGAGCTGATCTGCCAGCCGAAGCTCAGCTCCAGCGGAGTCTTGGCGATGGCCAGGTTGTACAGCGTCGGGTCGCCGAAGCGGACCGTCAGGTTGTCGATCCCGCCGGTGAGCTGGCCGGCGTCGGCCCCGCCGATGCGGCCATCCGGACGGATGCTCTCGTCGGCCTCCATTTCATTGGAGAACTTCACCGTGCCGCTCTGCACCCGCGCGAGCGGCACGCCGTCGCGCTTCAGATAGCCCTGGCCCTGGGCGAAGCGCTCGATCACCAGTTCGGACGGCGTGCCTGCGCCGGTCGAGCCGGTCGGCGTGCGCTCGCCCTGGGCCATCAGGCCGATGGTGGCGTTCAGCAGGCCGGAGCGCTGCATCGGGATGGAGAAGGTGTTCGCCATTACGCCGTAGTTCATGAAGTACTGGAGGACGTCGGTCATGCCGATCTCGATCGAGGCCGAGGGCAGATCGACCACGCCGGACACGAACACGTGGTTGTAGGGGCCAGACGTCGAGCCGCCCGCCAGCGTGCCGGCCGAAGGCGTGCCGGCGGAGGCGGCGAGGGTGAAGCTGTTGCCGCCCGTGCCGATCGTGTCGTGGGTGACGGTCAGCATGGTCAGGTCGGCGTCGGCGGAATAGGTGGCCGGCGTGACGCTGGCGTTGGCCGAGGCGTTCAGGACGACGATCAGGTTGGCCAGCGTCGCCGCCAGATCGGTCCCGATCTGCACGTGGGTCGCCAGCGTCGGGCTGTTTTTGAAGGTGAAGGCGACGCTGTTGATGGTCACCGTGTCGGCGTCGGCCGGGTTGGTGGCGAACGCGATCGAGCCGGTGGCGGCGACGCCCTGGGTGGTGGTCGGCGCGCCGAACAGCAGCTTCAGCCAGAAGCCGATGTAGCGCAGGTCCACCGGGACCTTCACGTCACCGGCGTTGTTGACCACGTCGTCGGCCGACGCCAGGGGCTCGCGCCCGAAGCCGATCAGGTCGGACGCGATCCGGCCCTGTTCGTCGCCGAGCGCAATGTCACCGGCGATCGGCAGCTTGTAGTAGCCGCTGACGGGCGAGGCCCCGTAGGTGGATTCAAAGGCGCCCGCCACGATGGCGTTCGCGCCGCGGGCGCGTTTGAAGGCCATGGAAAATCTCCGATTGGTTTAGTTGAGAGGCGCGGTCGTTGCGTACGAGGCGCGGATTTCGAGGTCCGCCCACCGGCCGGCGACCGCGCCGACCGCGTCGAAATCGTCGGTTGAAGCCGCCGAGGGCTCCAGCCAGTCCACCAGGCCGCCCAGGGTGGGGTCTTCCGAGATCTTCAGGCCGATCGCGGCCAGCATCTCGTCCAGCACCTGTTCCGAGGTCTTGCTGGCGCTCTCGTAGGCGCCGACCTCCAGCGGGATGGCGTGATCGTAGTTGTAGCGGGTCGGCGAGAGGTCCACTTCCGGCTCGCCAGGGTCGCCGGCGCGGACGATCACCGTCCCGCCCGGGCCGATGCTCTCGGGCTTGGCGTCGTCGGCGTTCAGACCCTTCACGTCGGCGCTCGGCAGGGCCGAGACCACCAGCGCCTTCACCGCGTCCAGCACCTGCAGCCGCTTGCTGGTCATCTAGGATTTCCCGAGGCTGGAGGCGTCCCAGCGGCTTTGCACGAGGGCGTCGTAGCGCCCGGCCCAGCGCTGGAAGGTGGCGTCCGGATCGATCCGCTTGGGGATGCGGACCGCGGGGACGAGGATGAACATCAGCACCAGCTTGACCTGGCGGCCCTGGGCCAGCCGACCCTTGGTCGCGGCGCGGAAGCCGCGCTTGTTTTTGGCCGCGATGACATTGACGAAGGCCAGCTTTCGGCCGCCCCGGCCCATGCGGACGATCAGGTCCTGATTGAAGGTCGCCTCGACCTCGACCGGGGTCATGCGCCGGCCGCGGGCCTTCAGCGGAACGTTGTTTGTCGGGATCGCCAGGTAGCGGCGGCCATCGGTCGGCAGGATGGTCGCGCCGGTCGCAAACGCGCCGACGATCTTGGCCGCTTTGGACCAGACGAAGCCCGCGGGGGTAAAACTCGAGCCGCCGCCGGGGAAGACCTTGCCGCGCCAGGTGTTGGCCAGACGCCGGCCCAGGCCCGCGCCCTCGACATCGTCGCGCAGCTCGCCGACGAAGCCCGTCACCAGGTCGCGCATGGCGTCGGTGTGGATGCCCTCGATCGCCTTGAAGTCGGCGGAGAGCGCGCCTTTCAGGTCCGGCGGAGATTGGGTCACGCGCATCAGGGCGCGACTTCCTTGACCTCGCAGACCCATTCGAGCCCGCTGGCGCCCGCCGGGGCGTCCCCATCACTTTGAACAGGCGCGCGTCATCGGTCAGCGCGAAGATCCCGTTCACCGCAGGCGCGGCGACCTCGCTCACGCGGACCTTCAGCAGGTTGCGCTGGGCGATGATGTCGCCGCGGCCCAGGCCCACCAGCTGGTCGTCGTCGACGGCCGGCCGGACGGTGCAAGGGACCGCAGACCCGCCGCCCGCCGCGGTCCACTCGGCCCCGACGCCAAAGGTGCGATAAAGCACCTCCAGCAGCCGGCCACGGCGGGCATTGGGGTCCGCCATCGGCTTAGCCGAAGGTCCCGATGTTATCGCCGGCCGCCTTCACTTCGGCAGGCGAAGCGATTCGAGCCTTGCCCGCGGCCTGGAGGCCCAGAGCCATGTCGCCCGGCCCTTTGTAGACCCGGCCAATGCTGAACTGTTCGTAGCCCGGCGAACACCAGACGACGTGTTCGGACTTCGCGGCTTTGGCCGCCTTGGGTTCGGCTTTGGCGTCGACTTTGGGGTCAGCCGCTGGCGGCGATGGCGGGGAGGTTGCTGCGCCGCCGGTTTCATTTTCCGGGGCGAAAG